GTCAATCCGCAAACAAACCCTCCTGAGGTCATAAAACGGACCCTCCAGTGAGCAAGACCGGCCAGGGCGGCTACTGAAATGATGCACCGAGCACCGCACGAGTCATTCTGATGCCCTCCTCCGCCACCTTCCGCGCGACGTCCAGCGCCGGGACCGAAAAGATCGAATGCCTCGCGGCCCTGCGGGGAGAGCGTAATTGCGCAACTTCTGGCTGTCCCGAGCCTGCGGGGCCGCGAGGCAAGTGTGCGCTGCACCAGTCCTCGGCACTGTACGACCGCACGTGGCGGCGGTTCCGCGAATCGTTTCTCGCGGGCCATCCGACGTGTTCGGATTGCTGCGATGCGGGCCGGGTGACACAGGCGCTCGAGGTGCATCACGTGCGACCGGTCGAGGAGTATCCCGAACTGCGGCTGGTAACGGCCAATTGCATGGCGCTGTGTCGTTCGTGCCACGCTCGGAGGACGCGGCGTGGTGAGTAAGATTCCGCAGGCGCCGAAGCACCTCGCGGCAGAGTCGCGGAGGACCTGGCGGCGCGTTCTGGAGACGTACGACCTCGGGCCGGACCAGGTGATGACGCTCCAAGCCATGCTGGAAAATTGGGATCGTGCGCAGCAGGCGCGGGAGATTCTGGCGAAGAACGGCGGCCCACTGTTGGTGGAAGACGGCAGGACCAAGCGGCACCCCGCGATCGACGTCGAGAAGCAGGCGTACAGCCTGTTTCAGCGGCTTCAGCGGACACTCGGAATCGACTTGGAGCCACCGGGACCGGTAGGTCGGCCGCCGGGAGCGGGCGGGGCGCTGTAATGTGCCTAGGCTTCGGCGTCGGTTGGTTCGGCGGGACGCACGGCAGTATGACGACCCGCTCCAGGAATTGCTTGGGCAGACTCGCGGCGGCGAGCGAGCGGCGAGGTTCATTTCACACCTCACCCTGTCGACCGGACAGTGGGACGGGCAGCCGTTCCGGATCTTGCCGTTTCAGCGTGAGACGGTGGACGGGCTCTATCAGCTTGATGCGCAAGGGAGACGGAAAGTAAGAGAGGCCCTGTTGTTCTGGCCCCGCAAATCCGGCAAGACGACGATGTGCGCCGCGCTGGCGCTGTACGAGACGTTCGCCGGTTTGGCGGGCGCGGAGGTGGTGGTGGCGGCGAACAGCCGCGACCAGGCCTCCCAGTTGTTCAAGCACGCCGCGTCGTTCTGCGAGTCGAGCGAAATCTTGTCCAAGCGTGCTTGGGTTTCCCGCGCAACCAAACGAATGGTGGACAAGGTGACGCGTTCGGAGTTCCGCGTGATCTCCGCCGATGCGTTCACCGCGCACGGAATGGACTTGACGTGCTGGATCTACGACGAGCTGCACGGGGCGCCGAACCGCGAACTGTACGACGTGCTGAGCACGTCAACCGGTGCGCGCAAAGAAGCGCTGGGGATCGTGATTTCGACCGCCGGGTACAATCGCGAGACCAGTATCCTCGGCGAGATCTACCGCCACGCGAAGGGCTGGCAGCAGGATCCGGCGTCCGATCCCGCGTTCTACGCGCACCTGCTCGAAGCGCCGCCAGAGGCGCAGTGGGACGACGAGGCGACCTGGCGCGCGACGAATCCCGCGCTGGACAACCACCGCGACATTCGAGAGATGCGGCTGATGGCGGAGCGGGCGCGATCGCTGCCCGCCCGTCAGGCCGCGTTCCGTCGGCTGTACCTGAATCAGTGGACCGAATCCGAGCACACGTGGATCGATATGGCCGCGTGGGACCGGTGCGCCGATCAGATTGACTGGCGCGGCGCGACCTGTTGGGCCGGGCTCGATCTGTCGGCGCGCGAGGATTTGACGGCCTGCGCTGTCGTGTGGCGCGCGGGCGACCGCGTAGGCCTCCGGCATTGGGCGTGGATTCCGGAAGCCGGACTGGCGGACCGCGAGCGTCGCGACCGCGTGCCCTACTCCGAGTGGGCGCGGCAAGGGCTGATTGAAGTGCTGCCGGGAGAGGTGATTGACCACCTGGCCGTGATCGAGCGCATCAAGCAGATCGAGCGGGACATCCGGGCCGGTGGCGGCACGCTCGACACCGTGATGTTCGACTCGTACATGGCTGAGCCAACGCGCCAGGCTTTGGTACGCCACGGGTTGCGCACGCGCCCGGTGGGGACGTCGGTGGCGGCGCAAAGCCCGCCCACCAAGGAACTGAGCGCTTTGGTCAAGTCGGGCCAGCTCGCGCACGGCGGATGTCCTCTGCTGCGATGGCAAGCCACTTGCGCGACGACGACGGCCACCGGCGACCAAATGAAGCTGGTCAAACCGGACCGCATGAAGCACGCGAAGCGAATCGATTCCATTGTCGCGACGGTCATGGCGATCGATGGCCTGATGCGGTTTGGCGAGCGCCGCTCGGTCTACGAAGACTCCGACGTGAGGTGGCTCTGATCGAGACGCTCGGCAATCTGGCGCGGCAAGCGGGCCATGACCTATCGGCGCCGGTTGCCATGGCGCGCGCTCAGGCGAACGTTCCGGCGGACTGGGGCGACATCATCGACGTCGGCGGAAAGACCTGGACTGGGCGACCGGTGAACGCGAACTCGGCCATGGCGCTACCGGTGTTCTGGGCGTGCGTCCGGCTGCGAGCGGATTCCGTCGCGCGGCTGCCGCTTCGAGTGTTTCGCGCCACGCGCGACGCGCGCGGGCGATACGGTCGCGAGGAGGCCCGAGACTCGGCGCTGTGGCCGCTGCTGGCCAATCGGGTAAACGAGCATCTGACTTCGTTTCGTTTTCGCCGGCTGATGCAGACGTGGCTGGACATGACGGGCAATGCCTACGCCGAGATCGAGGTGAACCGCCGCGGCGAAGTGGTTGCGCTCTGGCCCTGGCGGCCCGATCGTGTCGAGGTTGAGATGGCGCCGAACGGCCCGCGCTACGAGTACACCACCGAGGCGACGCGATTCAGCCGCGGTGAAAAGGTGGTCCGCGACTGGCCGTTCATCCTGCATCTCCGCGGCGTCGAGGGAGATGGGCTGAAGGGCCTGGACCCAATTCGCGCGCATCGTCAGACGCTCGCGCACGCTGCGGGCATGCGCGAGTACTCGGCGCGGTTCTTTGCTCAAGGGGCAAGGCCCTCCGGCGTGATTGAGTCCCCCGAAAAGCTGTCCGATGCGGCCTATGAGCGGTTGCGGAAGCAGCACGAGGCCCGCGTGTCCGGGCTGGACAACGCCCACCGCATCATGATCCTGGAGGAAGGCCTGAAGTGGAACCAGGTATCCTCGCGGATGGTCGACGCCGAGTTCGTCGCGCAGAGCGTCCAGTCCGGGTACGACGTGTGCCGGATCTTCGAGGTTCCTCCGCACATGGTGGGGCTGCTGGACCGCTCCACCAACAACAATATCGAAGAGCAGCGCAACGAGTGGCACGAAAACGGGCTTGGTAACCAGTTGAGTAACTGGGAGGCGGAGTTAAACCACATGCTTACTCCGCGAATTCAGAAGCCGGGAGCCGAACTGAGCATCCGCTTCTACCGCACCCCAGTCGGGCAAGCGACGCTGCGAGACAAAGGCGAGTACATCGGGCGCGTCCGGCAGTGGGGAGTTGCCACGGCCAACGAGGTCCGGAACTGGCTCGACCTGGACCCGAGCGAATCGCCGTTGGCTGACGAGCTGCTCGTCGCGGCAAACATTGCCGGGAAGCAGCAACAGGAGGTACCGGCGCCGTGATGGCGAAGCAATTGACCGAAACGCGTATCGCGGCGGCCCCGCGCACGATCGACTCGGAGTCGCGGTCGGTGGAACTGGTGTTCTCAACCGGCGCAAGGGTTCGGCGGTGGACCTGGGATGGCGAGCCGTTCGACGAGGAATTGGTGATGACGCCGGAGGCGGTGAGCCTGGAACGCCTCAACAATGGAGCGAGCCTGCTAAACTCGCACGCTTCGTGGTCGCTGGACAACATCCTCGGCGTGGTGGAGCGCGCGTGGATCGAGGCGGGGCAAGGCCTCGCCAAGGTGCGATTTTCCGAGCGGCCCGCAGTCACGCCGATCTGGCGCGACGTCGAGACCGGTATCATTCGGCAGGTGTCCGTTGGGTACCAGTGGTCCGAGGTGATGCGCGAGCGCGGCGCTGGCGCAGGCGGCGCGGACTTGTACCGAGTCACGCGCTGGGAACCCTACGAGATTTCGCTGGTGGCCGTTCCGGCCGACGCGGGCGCGCGCGTGCGCTCGGCCCCAGATGCGCGCCAGCAATACGAGTTTCGGTTGTCCGACGCCGGTTCGGCGGCGCCCGGTTTCGACCAGGCCGCCGCGCGGTTGCGTATCGGACGGATGGAAAGAAAGGCGCGCCTCTGGGCCGCACATGAAAGGAGTAACTATGCCGAATAACTTACGGCACTTGCGGGAAGAGTGGGGCGCGAAACTCGACAAACTGCGCTCGCTGGTTCCCGCCGACAACACCCGGCAGATGAGCCCCGACGAACTGGCGGCCTACACGGCCCTCGAGCGGGAGACGGACGAACTGGAGGCGCGCATCGAACGGATGCAGCGCGCCCAGGACCGCGAATCCCGCGCGAAGTCGTTTGCCGACGCGACGCGCGAGCAGGCGCCGGAGCACCGCCAAAAGCGGGAAGCGTTCCTGGCTTTTGTCCGCACGGGAGACGAGTCGCTGCGGCGCGGACTGATCGCCTCGGACGACACCAAGGGCGGCGTGTTCGCGACCGCCGAATTGCTGCCGGGCGTCGAAAAAACCGAGCTGGAACTGTGCCCGATCCGCTCCCTGGCA